AAGGCGGTCCTTACCCTTGGGCCAGTTTAGGCTCTTTTCGGAATTGGCGACGTGAATGGGCTCACCAATTTCGCCGCCATCGGCCCGACCAGCGCGACCACCGCACATCTTGCACATGCAGCCCTCGACGTGACCGCCGTGCTTCAGGCCCTTCATGCTCTGCTGTTTATCGTGCTTCTTGTCGGCTTCGGAAGCTTCCCACTCCTTCATCGACATACCGCGCTTCTTGGCAAGCTTGCGGTCCTGCGCCTCGTCTTTGGCCGAGCCCTCGAACTTCTCAGCTTTGCCGCCGCGCTTGCGGGGCTCGTAATCTGGCTCCATCTCGCCGGCGTTGATCTTCTGCCGCTCCGAATATTCCTTGGACGGCTCGGGCATCCGGGTCACGTCCTCGTCCATGCCGAGGGAAATGGCCGGGGGCTTGGGCTTGGGCCGGGGCATCGGAGGGGTGCCGCCGTACTGCTTGCCGGGGCGCTTCTCCGCCTTGCCGCCGCGCTTCATGCCGCCGACGTGGTACGAACCGAACTTTTCCTTGTTGGCTTCCTTGCCGTCGCGGACGGTATAGGCGTTCGCGATCTCGGTGCCCTCGGTACGGCCACCAGACTTGCGAGCCTTGCGGTCGGCGCGGGCCTCAGCCTTCACGCCCTCGACCTTTCCACCGCGCTTGTAGGCGCGACGGCTGACCGGGCGCAGGCCCGTCTTCTTGTCCGCCTCGAGCATCTCCGGCGGCGACCAAGACGAGGCGTCAACCTTCGTCTTCGGGTCACCCTTCGACATCCTGGCGGCTTTCGCTTTGTTGGCGGCGCGGGCCGCCTTTGCCATTTCCGACATGCACTTTACTCCTAGCTAGGGTTCTACGGGCGTCCCCGTTTGTGCTGCCGAGATCCGGAAACGCCTGCGGGCAGCGGCGCGGCGTTTTTCGATGTCATTTCGAGCGCCCTGGCGACCGTGCCGCCGCGCTTGAAGCCGTACTTCTTCTGGTTCTCGAGGCCGGTCATCACGCTATCCAGCCACTCCTGGGTGATCGGCTGGACCTGTTTCTGTTCCTCAAAAAGCTTGCGGTACGAAGACCGTCCCATCGCATCCGGAGAATAGGGATTGATAATTTGCCCTTTCTTCGTCGGCTTACCGAGGCGCTGTTCCGTGACGGTCGGGAATACGTAATGGCGTTGAGCCAGGGGAACGTCGCCAACATATTCGCCAGCCGTAGCCGCCGGGTACGTGCCGTGGCGATACGCTGATTCCTCGGCAGCCGCCGCCGTGGGGTCGAACTGGACAATCCGGTGTCCGACCATGTTGCCCTGCGCCTTGAATACGTCAGGATCCGTAATGGCTGCCCGAGTCACGCCCACTTCGGGGAAATTGGCGTTTCGGTATTTTGCCTTGTCCATAAGCTGGACAATGTACGACCGATAGACGCCAGGGATCTTCCGGGCAAACTCCGAAGCTTCCTTGGCATTCAAAACGCCGGGCCATTTTTCAAGGATCGACCTGGCTCGAGCCCGCTTGGCCTTGGGATAGCCAGAGGCCTGGCGGATCTCCCGATCGAACTCATTCGCAAGCTGGGGATCAATGTCCCGGGTCGGCACTTGGGCCATCAAGGCATCAAACATGTGGTGGGCACTATCGACCGCCCTAGGCCCCATCGGCGAGTAAATACCGAACGCGGGACCCTTTTTGGAGGCCCTTTTGACCACATTACTGAACGCCGTCGCATGCCCGGGCGCATTCGCCCACACCGCGCCAGGGTTCGGCTCGCGCATGTAGTTCGGGCCGGCATGAAGGTCCACGGGCCACGCAAGCTTCTGGCCGTTGATGTGGGTCATGCGCCCCAAGTTCGAGCGATCGCCGCCTACGTTGATCAGGCTTCCGCCACCCTTGCCGAGATTATAAATGTCTTCATACGTCATAGGGACGATCGGTTTCGGGGTCACGCCAGGGATCGGCTTGATTTTGGCCGTTACTTTTTCGACCGGAACGGACTGCTTGGTCGTGTAATAAGACCCGGTACCCGTCTGATTGCCGCCTTTAAGCTTGTATGACTGGGCAATCTTCAGTGCCCTAGCGACCGATTCGGGATCATCGCTGAACGGGCTCGCGATGCGCTCGAGCGCCTGGCGGACGATGTCGTCATCGGGAGAGCCGCCTCGAGCGTAGCCACCCTCGAGCCCCTTCAGACCCATCTGGCGAAGTGCGGAGACGACCGGGTGGTCGCCCATGATCGCGCCGCCCGTGGCCGCGCCGCGCATGGCCCGCATCACGTCTTCGTGCGTCGTCTGCTCGTTGCCGGCCTTGTCCCAGACCGCGTGATGGGCGAGATGCTGGTAATAAGGAGACAGAGTTTTTGGCAGCTTGAGGCCCATAGCCTCCTGCCGGGCAGCTAGCCGATCGACGGCCTCGTCGCCCCCAGCGCCAGAGCGGCGGGCGATGTACTTCGACGCCTCTTTGGTCGGGCGGCCCGTGTGCAGGATCACCTGGCGGGCGTCGAGGGTCGGCAGATCGCCGCGACCCATCAGGGACGCCAGAAAGCCGGCCTTGCTCGGGCCAATGCCGCGCACGTCCTTCGTGAAGCCCCTCCACTGGTCCCTGGGGCTCTGTTTCGCCCTGGCGGCGGCAATAAGGTCGCTCGCCTCTTTCTCGCGCCCAGGGAGGTTCTGAGCGGCCCAGACGAGGGCGTCGGGAATGTCTTTCTCATGCTTGCCGAACGGAGCCATCCGCATGACGGCATCGGCAATAGCCCGGGAGTGGACCTGACCGCGCTCGGCAGCGTCGAGATAAGCCTGGCCGGCGGGCGTGTGCAGCCACTCGCCAAACGCACCCTCGGGGCGGATCTTGCCAGTCACGTCGGGCGGCAGCACAAGGCCAGCCTGGCGAACTTTGTCGGCATCGACAGCCTGGCGCTGGATGCTCGAGCGGGTGATCGTGTACGCCTTGATGAGATCTCGAGCCGTCAAGCCCTGGCGACCGGCGCGTTTGGCGACCTCGTCCATGTACCGGCCAAAGTTCCGGACGTGGGACGGGATCTCCTTAAGGGCAAGCTGGCTTTTCACGTCCTGGAAAGGGCGCCACTGCCAATCAGGAATAACCTCCGCCCGGGGGTCGTTATAGCCTTCCGGACGATCGGGCTGAGAGATCAGTTTGCGGTCATCGGCCACGGCCATCCCCTATGCGGCGAGCCCACATATTGTATATGCAAGTCGCCATTAGCACAGCATCTTTCTAAACAGCGCCGCCACGGCGGAAAACCTTGAAGCCCTGCTTGAGGATGCTTTCGCGCATCTTCGGCGTGATCCGAATGCCAGGCACATCAAGCTTCGAGTTCTCTTCGCGCCAAGCTTTCAGGCGAGCCGGAACAGCCGAGAACACCTCTTTGAAAACCTCGTCGGGCTGCGCCTGAAGATCCCAGCGGTTCGGGTCAATATCCATCGACCGCAGAACCCGGGCGGCCTCGTCCGCTTCGTGCATGGTGGCTTTACGCCCCAGGAACCGAGTGCCGATCTGTTGAAGGATCTCGTTGTTCTTCGGCCCAACCGCAGGGAACCGCGTCTTGGGCTTCTTGGGCAGCGAAACCGTTTCGATCGCCGCCTCGGGGTCATGCTGCCTGGCAAGCTTCAGGAGCGATTTGGGGACGCCCTTGTCGTAGAACTCGGCCAGGCCGGGCTCTTTCCACCGCTCCGCTTGGATCTCGCCAGGCGTCCACGTCAGATAGTCGTGATCGCCCTTGGCGGCCTCCAGGAGGGCCTGTTTCAGACCGAGTTCGGACCACCGCTCGGTTGATGTGATGTGCGGATTGTGCGGAACGGCATTTGTTTCCCGCGTGATAGCCCCTTGCGCCATCGAAGCGGCACCAATCATCGCCTGGAATTGGCGGCTTTCCCCCATAGAATCCGCCAAGTTTCCAAGCGGCATGTTCCTGGCAGACAGCTCGGCTTCTTCGGGAGAGTACCCCATAGAAATCAACCGCTGCGCCGCCCGATCTTTAAGATCGCGGACGTATTGGTGGTATTGTCTTTCCGCTTCGTCATGGGCCTGGTTGAGGCGATCAATCTCGTCCTGAGGCGGTCGAATGCCCCGGACGCGGGCGTTTTGTCCCCAATCCGACTGAAGTTCATCCATGTGCAGGACATTGTCGCCATTTGTGTTTTTGCGCTCATCCATGCGGAGATGCGCGAGGACGTTGGGAACGTCCCAATGGCTGGATCGGTAAATATCTTTTTTTGCGTTAAGTTTCCGCATTACCTCGGCATCATCTTCATGCAAAACATTTCGCGCATCGTCCGGAATTTGAGGAATTATGCGCCGGTAAACGGACGCCGGGATGTTGTACTCCATCACCCGGTAATTGCCGTCTTTATGCTGAATGCCGCCATATTCGTAATCTCCAAGGTCAAGGTCCGCCATAACATGCAAAAAATCATCCAAACGGTCTTCGCTTGGGAAAACGATGTGACCCTTGATGTGATCATTGAGCCCAGGCGGATGAATTAAAATTTCGCGGTAATTCCTGGCCTTCTGGCTGCCCTCGAGGCGGTATTCCGGCTCATTGTATTCCGGGCCCTCATCGTCCGGGCCGGCGTTTTCAGAGTAGGTCGTCTTCGTCAGTTTGGGCATGTTCTGGGAGAAATGCTGGGCCAGATCCTCCCGGGTGACCGTGGGACGGCCAGCGAACGCCCTTTCGACCCCGGATCCTTTGATCTCGTCTGGCTTCACGCCCTTCATCGTCGCCAACATCTGGGACAGCGAGCCCTTGGCCTGGGGAAGAGCCAGCGCGGCGCTCGCGGCACCTGAATAAAGCCCCATCTCGTTGGGCGCAGTGAGCGCCAAGGCCTTATTTACGGCGTCATCATCGACCGAACCGCCATCGGCATAGGCCATGCCGCCCCGGTTGAACGCCTTAAAGCCCTTCTGGAGGATGCTTTCGCGCATTTTGGGCGTGATTTCGAGAGACTGGAGCGAATACACGCCACGCCCATCAGTTCCAATGCTGACTTTGCCCAGTTTCGCCTCGGGATCATGCTCTCGAGCAAGCTTAAGAAGGGCCTTCGGGACGATTTCGTCGTAATATTTCTTCATCCCGACGCCGCCGACCTCAAGATCGCGGCCACTGAGGTAGTGAGTGCTGCCGCTTTTAGGCTTGGCGAGCAGCCTTTCGGCAACTTCTTTGCCCAGATATTTGGGAAGATCTTCCGGCTTCACAAAACCAGGCACCCTTATGTCGCTGTCAGCGCCGATCGGGGTGTAGTAAAGCCGTTCTTCCTTCGGGTTGTAGGCGATCTCCTCGACCTGATTGCTCAGATCGAACCGATTGGCCTGTTCCGCCCCGGGCGTCCAGGCAACATGGGTCTTGCCCTCTCTGGCAGCGGTCGTCAGGACGTGTTTCAGCCCCAGGTCGGTCCACTTGTCCGTGTTGGAGATGTACGGCCCCGGGGGGACGGGAGCGCCCTTCTCCCCGCCCTGCCGGGCCATGTAATCAAGCCGCTCGGCGGTATCGGCCTCGCCCGAAGTGAGGTGGGGTTTGACCAATTCAAATGTTGGATGGCTGGGGTTACGGCTCATCACCAAGATGAGCGGGGCAAGCGCCTTGTCGGCCTGTTCTTCGGTAAAGCCATTGTTGAGGAGCCCCGCACGACGCCTTTCGACGAGGTTGTTCAGGAAGTCCACGTACTGCTTTTTGGCCTCTTCGGACTGCGCCCGTAGTTCCGGATTTGCGGGCGTGTAATCGCGGGCAGCTTGGCCCCAGTCAGACTGGAGTTCCTCGAGGTGCAGGACATCCTCGCCCCCAAAACCTCGACGGTCTTTCGTGCGGATGTGGGCAATCACATTGGGCTGGTCCCAATGGCTCGAGTTGTAGTTCTCGGCAGATCGGTAGTCGGGGATTTTCCCTTCTGCGGCTTGCCAATCCTCCATTGCCCGCTGTCGAACATATTCTTCGGCCTCCGGAGAGTGCCTGGTGAACGACCTTTTGAAATACGATTCAAAATCAGGGAAATTCGGCGGCTCCCTTTCGGGAAGATGCAGCAGCACCTCGCGGTAATTTTCGCCCCCGGGGAGCGTGTAATCTCCATACTGAGGTTCGCCTTCATTCCCGCCAGCGCGGAGCGTCGTAGCCTGAACCTGGGGCATGTTCTCGGCGAAGTGCCGGGCGATGTCTTCGCGGGTCACCTTCTTGCCGCCCAGGGCTTCGTGGATCCCGGACCACTGGATCTCGTCAGGCTTGATGCCCCTGGCGGAAGCCAGCATCTGATCGAGCGGACCCTTGGGCTGCTTCGATGCCAGGATATTGGCCGCCGCGCCCGAGTATAGGCCCATGTCGTTGGGTCGGGTCAGCGCCAGGGCCTGGTTGACCGTGGGATCGTCGTCAACGCTCCCGCCTTCGGCGTACCGGCGCTTGATCTCGATGTGCTTGGGGTCGAAGACGACGTAGTTGCGGGTGCCCTCGCCAGCGCCACGGGAACCCGCGTCGAGGTAACGGATGCCCCGGATGCCAGCGTCGGAAAGATGGCGGGCGGCCATCTTCTTGGAAAAAGCAAACCCACGAAAATTATGCAGCATGTCATGCATGTCGCGCCCAGTAATTTCACCGGCGCGGTTTTCAACGTCTGAACCCATCTGTGCCCACGGTCCAGACGGCTCTTTTTCAGCAAGCCTCTGAAGGTGGTTACGGATGGCGTCATAAGCTTCAGGCTGTTCGCTCAAACGGGCATCCCAGTCGAGGAAATGCTCGGGACGGCCCTTGATGCGGACTTCGTGCATGTAACCGGGGGATGGCGCATTTTTTATCCGCAGAAGATGGTGCGCCGCCTCGCTTGCAACGTCCGGGTCTACGTTTTTCCGCTGCCGAATAAGTTTAAGAGCCTTGTCGGGATCGTAATCCGCCATATCCATGCATACGCTTGCCAGAACCGCAGCATCCACCGAGCCACCGGCTTCATGGATTTTCTTCAAGATTGCGGGGGCGTGACCGAAGACTTTTTGGCCGTCATAGGTGAGGCCGGGCGCCCCCGCAAGTTTATTGCGGTATCCAATCGCCACGGGTTCATGTTCGGCAAAGTAATGCCCGTGTCCGTAGACCTGAGCCCCCTCTCCCGTACCGATCTTGGAATTGTCGTAGCCCTCGGGGCCAACGCGGTGCGGGCCGCCCTGATAGGCCGTGATGCCGGGCTCTTCGTCGTCGTCCGCCGTCGTGACGAGGCCGCCATCCGCCTTGGCGATGATGTGCTGGTAGACCGGGTGGACGTGGCCGTTGCTCGTCCTGATCGAGCCGACCTGTGGGCCAAACTCCAACGCCCCCTTGGTCGTCGGGCGCAGCCGTGGCTCGTCCTTCTCCTTGGGGTAACGGGCAAGATCCACGCCCTTCGGGAAGTGCGCGGCGAGCGAATAGTAGTGCTGTTTCTTGCCCTTGTCGTGCTGGACAAGGGACACCAGCATGGCGCTGTCTTCGTGGCCTTCGGGCGCATCGACCCAGTCCCAGCGCCCTTTCCGGCGGAAGAGGTTCGCCTTGATCTGTTTCGCGCCCTTGCCGGGGGATCCCGTCTGATCGACCGCGTCCCGCGAGGCGGTGAACGAAGGCTTCCCGCCGGGGGCGATGGCGATGCTGGCCGACGACGCTTTGTGGCCCGTTACGTCCTCGCCCGTCGCCGCGTCGAGGTACTTGCCGCCCGGCACGTAATCGTCGCCCTGGAGCATGCGCTGGGGCTTGGGGAAGACGTTCATGGCGTTGGGCACGTCGCCGACTTCGCCGCCCTCGGCCTTCCCCTCAAGCGGGGGCATTCCGAATTTGGCGCGAGCCTGATTTGCCAAGGCAACGCGCTCGGAATGGCTCATCGTCGGCGACGGGTGGTAGCCCCATTCATGGTGGCTATCTCCTGCGGTGAACAGATCGCGGGCCGCCACGGTCTTTTTCAGGATCTTGTAATTCCCGTTGAGCGCATGCTCCCCGTGGTCCTTGGCGTACTGCCGACTGATCGCCACCCAGTCGCCCTTGTTGATATCGGTGATGCGCTGGTCTTTGGGAACGGCGCGGTACACCTCAAGGCGCATATTCGGTCGCGCCTTGGCATCCCGGATCTTGGCGTAGGCTTCCTGATCGTAGGGGTTCCCAAAGTCGGCGTAATAGCGGAACCCGTTCGGGCCGTAAAAATCGTCCGGGTAAACGCCGCGCACGTCATGAAGGGGAGCGCCGCTTTCGGCATCCGGGGCCGTATGTCCGCCCCGGTAATCATCTTCGACTTCGCCGCCCTCGGCCTTGGCAATCCGGGCCGCCGGGCGCGTCGTGTCTTCGTGCTTCAGCCATGCCTTGAACGATGGGATGCTCATCCCGGTCACTTTGCCCAAACGATCTTTGGCCTTACCGTCGCTAAAGCCCTTTAGGTACGTTTCGACAGCATCTTTCTCCGTGTCGAAGCCGAGCATGACCTTGTGTTCATCAAAGCGGCCCGTTTCGGCGTCTTTCTGATCGACAATAAACACTGCCGGGGACGACAGATGGGGGCCGATGTACACGTCCACATGGTCGCCGTCCGCGCCCTCGGTGCGCTTGATATACCCATAGTCCGCAGGCATCCGCACCGCCCACGGCTTGCCGTTCGGATCGACGCCTCGGCGATATCCGCCCTTGGGGTTTTCAATCGTTACCGGGAGGCCGTGGAACGACAAATGCCCCTTACGGTAATTCCCCGCCTTTTTCTGGGGCTCGGAAGGCGTCCGATGGACAGTTTGACGAGCCACCATCAACGCGCTGCGGACGGCTTTGTCAGTCATCAGTCTTCCCCGGTGAAGATGGGCTCGCCGTGAACTTCGTGACGGACGTGAGTGCCGGGGATGTCGAGGGCCGGATGCCGGTCAAGCTTCCGGGCCGCTTCGACCTTCGCCGCAGGCTTTTCCATGACCGACTTCGCCACCTGCATGGCGCGGCGCACGTCCTTGCTCATTACGGCCTCCTAGGCGGCATCTGCGGGGGCACAAGGCCAGGCCCAGGGACTGCCGGCGGCCTGGCACTCTTCTGTTGTACGGCGTCCATAAGAGGCCGCATGAGCGGGGCCACCAGGGCGGCGCTTTCGGGATGGACCGCCAGGCTCTGGGCGAGATCCACCAGTTCGAGGCGCTCGCTCGAAAGCTGGGCGTCTTCCTCGACCTGAAGCTTCCTGGCGTCGATGCCAAGCTGCGCGGCCTCGAGGGCGTCCTTCCGGCTGTCGCCCTTGGTCACCTCGTCCTGCTCGGCCTTGAACTTCGCCATGTCGAAAGCCGTGCGGACCTTCATGTCCTGGGCTCGAGCCATCGCTTCCATCGTCTTGGCTTCGACAAGCTTCGCCTTGGTTTCGGCGTCCTGGGCCTTCACCTGGGCATCGGCCATGTACTTCATGACCTGGGCGTTCGGCTGGTTTACGCCCTCGGGGATCATGAACTGCTCGGGGTTGTTCCAACCAATGGCGCGGAGGGCCGCCGTGTCGATCGCGACCGGGTCGTAAAGGTTCGGCTGGGCCGCCTGAAGCTGCTTCAGCGCCATGATCTTCATCACGCGCTGGGCATGGCTCGCCGTGTTCGGATCCGCCTGCGGGGTCAGGTCGTAATCCTCGAGGGCCGCGAGGAACGTCTGCTCGTCCCAGGGGTAGGCGGGCCGGCGGTTTCGCTGCCAGAAGCTTTCCGGGTGCTCGCGGAAGCACTGGCACAGTAGCCTGAACTCCTCCGCCTGGGCGGCATGTAGGCGCTTGTGGACCGCGTTCAGAACCTTGGTCGCCTGTTCGATCATCGCCAGCGTCGTGCCGACCGGCGCGTCTGCCCGGCCCTCGCCGACCTGTTGCTCCGACGTGCCGCCGATCCTCATGCCCGTCTGGGCCATGTTGTCCACCAGGGACATCAGAGCGCCCGAGGGCTCTTTGTACGGCAGGGGCATGACCGCCTGGCTGAGCGGCATACCGCCGGTCTTCACCAGGGCAGAACCACCGGGAGGCACCCGGAAGATGTTCGTGTTCTGCCGAGCGCCCGTGTCCGCCAGCAAGAAGCCGGGGAAGTTGGCATACATGCCAGCGTCGAGCATTTCGCGCCAGGCCGCCGTGATGGCGTTCGTCGTATTACCAAGAATATGAAGAAGACCAATGTCGTAAAAGCCAAAGCCAGGCACGAACGTGTACTTGACGAAATTGGTACGAGCCTCGGGCAGATCCGCCGTGTCTTCGTCGTAATTGCGGACAATGCTAAGGATCTGGCGCGACGACACGTCGATCGTGATGCGGTACGGGATCTCGAGCCCCGTCTCCTTGCCCTTAAACTTGTGCTCGAACCCCTCAATGTTGAGTTCGCAATAGCACTCGTAAATCTCGCGGTCGCGATCATCGGGATTGAACGTGCCGCCGTTCAGGCCCTCAGTCTCGCGCTTCTCGCGCTGAACGCTGTCCCACTCGGGCTGGAGCGGGGCCGGCAGATCTACATCCCGGTAGACGCCCAGGATCTGGAGCCGCTTCACCGTCGAGGGGCGCATGTATACGCGGTGCGTAATGCGCTTGGCGTTGCGGAGGTCGGTCGCCTCGTTATTGACGATCAGGTCTTCGGCATCGACCGTCTCGCTCACCGGGCGCTGCCGGAGCGGGCAGTAGTAGACCTTCTTGAACGACGTGCCGCCGAAGCCAAGCATCAGCAGCATGCGGTCGGTGTCGGGATAGTACTCGCTCGCCACCGAGGTCAGGTAATGGTTCAGGTCATCCTCGAGGGCGTTCGCCAGGTCGTCGTCGCCGGGGTCGGCAGTGGCCTGGTTTACGCGGACCTTCACCGGCCCATCGGTCGGCAGCAGTTCGCTCCTGGCGTTCGCCTGGAAGCGCAGGACGGCCTCGAGCAGCAGGGGATGGCGGACGCGGCTCATGCCCTCGACCGGCGCACCCTCGGCGCTGCCGCCGAGGCCCGGCACCTCGACCTTCAGGCCAAGAAGCTTCAGGCCCGTGGCGCGGTCCTCAACCCAGTCTTTGCGGCTGTCCAGGTCGTCGCGGATCCCGCGCAGCAGTTCCTCCGCGATGCGGGACAGTTCCGCGTCCGACACCTCATCAACGAGATTGTCGAACCAGTCGAGGTTTGGCTTCTGCGGGCCGCCGGCGATAGGGGTGCCGTCCAGGCTGACCGAGATCGAGCCATCAGGATGCTCGATGCGGAGGATCTCGCCGCGATCGCCATACTCGGGAAGATCCGAGCCCTCGTCGGCGTCCTCTACGACGACCTCGACACCCGGCTGGAGCGCCTCCGGCTCAGGCATGGGCTGGCGGATATTGGCATTCAGGCCGGGTGTCAAAGCCATGTCTAAATCCTCTCCGGGAGAGGCTAGACTAGCATAGAAAATCGCTTGCGTAACTTGGTTATGACGTGAGCCCAAGGCGACGGTCGCCACCCCTCGCCAGCCAGGGAGAACATCGCCGCGACCGCTAGGCGACGATAACGCTGCTTGGCAACGTCGCCCAAATCTTCCCACACAAAACCTGGGTTATCGACGCGGGCCATTGCTCGAGCCGGCCCCTCCCAAGCGTTGCCCGTGAATGCCTCATGAAGCCTCATAACGATCCCCCATCATAAAGCCGACCTTCTCCCGCAGAACCTCGAGTTCGTGCCGGAGATTGGCGTTCTCGTTCCTCAGAGCATCCAACAGATCGTCGTGGGGCGTCCGAAGCTTGGCCTTCAGGAAAATGATCTCGTCCTTCAGGCGGTTGATCTCGAGGCGCGTCCGGTCGCGAAACGCTTCATATGGCTCAATCATGGCCGCACCTCAGAAGTTGACGAGGAGACGGCGAAGCGTCGGGGTGGATATGTGGAGGATCTTGGCGACCTCCGTCATCGGATACCCGCGCCCGCCAGCGGGGCTCTGAAGCAGTTGGCGGGCCATCTCGGCCATCATCCTCTTGCGCGATCCTGGGTCGAACTTCGTGCCCGCCGGCTGGACGCGATACCGAGGGCCGGCTCCATAGACGCCACGGGCCACCTTCATCACCAGGCCGTTGTTCTCGAGTTCGACCAGGTAGGGCCGGAGCATGTGGATCGGGTGGCCCTCCCGAACCATATCCTTGACGTTGATGACGCCCTTGCTGTCGATCACGTCGAGCAGCGAAAGCATGCGCTGGGTCTTGGTGTCTTTCATATCAATGCCCTCATCTAGTTCATATCATGGATGAGGATATTGGCACACGTTTCCCCAGTTAGCAACGCACATTTAGCCAGGAACGTTCTTTTTTTCCTCGCGGAGCCTTTTGATCTCGGCGGCCAGGGCGCGGATCATTCGCATAAGGCTCGCCCGATCGGTCGGCAGGCTGTTCGCCGCCAGAATGTCGTCGATTGTCATTTTTCCCCCATTTCATGCTCCTCACGGAGTTCCGCTATCGCGTGATCTGGCACGATGTACCCAAGCGAACGGAGCCATTCGAGACGGCCCGCACATTCGCCGGGGGTTTCATCGACAAAGGTTTGGCCCGCGTGAGGAAGATTGATCTCAACCATTTCTCGATGAGCCACAAACCATTCATCTCGGGCCTTGATTGAATTTTTCCACGCCTCAAGAGAACTGGAATCGTAAGGGGGCGGGAAGCCGCCGACCCGTCGGCAGCTAGCGACATGTGTCACCCAGCCCCCATCGACATGTTCATAGACGTACACGTCACAGTCTCCCCACCGGCAATAGGACATGGCTTACGTCCTCTCCTCCAGCATGTTGAGGGTCGCGCCGAATAGACTGGCGATCTCGGCGTTCGACATCTCCCCGTGGTGGTCAGGGTGGAGCATGGTCAGCAGGAATCGGCACTGCTCCAGCATCGTCCGAAGCTGCTCGATTTCCTCCGCCGCTTCTTCGAGGAAGGGGGCGTTCCCCAGCGTCCTCAGACGCTCAACGATGTCGGCCATCATCATTTCTCCTTGCCCTGCGGACGGGCCTTCTTAAGTTCCTTCCGCAGCCGCGAGATCTCGCTCCGGAGATCGTCAATCTCCTCCTGCATTCTCATCTGAATCATTCTATGAGACACCATGCCGCTCTGATGGGCAGGGTGCGCTTCGCAGCGATCAACCCACGTGGGAATGTCGGTCATATCCTGATGTCCTCGATGTAGAACGTCTCCTTGGCCGCCTTACGCTTCCAGAAGCCGCAGGGACGAAACCCTTGGTTCGATCTGTAGTAGAGCCATCGCACGGGCCGGAAGGGGAGACGACGCCCCTTCACGAACACCATGCGCCACTGGTGCGGCGTTCCGATGTGATGGCCCCAGTTCACGCCCGGGCCATCTCCCTGTCGAAAGCCTCCTGCCGCTCTTCGCGCTCCCGCGCCTCTTCGAGGATGTCCTCGATCAATTCCCGGCTGAACAGGTTGTCGAGGAACAGGACGCCCTCGGCGGCATTGATGGCCTTCGACCACTCATAGATCGCGTCGTGGAGCTTAGCGATATAGACGGCCATCTGACCAATCAGGTCAGCCGCCTCCTGCTGCACGGGATCGTCCTCCGCAGTGCGGAGCATGCTGATGGTGCGTTCAACGTCGATCATGTCTTTTCTCCTCATTTACGGGGCCACAGCCCCTTGCAGTCCGGGCACTGCCAGTCAGTAACCCGGTCTTCCCCGACCGGCGTGATGCCGATCTGCCGACCCCAGCGGCCCTTATCGCGGGTCGCGCCGTACATTGAGGCGATGAAGTCGGCTTCCTTCTCATCCCCGCCCGTGGCGTCGAGGAAGTAGGCCCAGATCGAGCCGCCGTTCATGTCGGCATCGCAGTGCGGGCACCGCCCGTGCTGGTCATCCATCGTTCCCCTCCCACCAGATGTCCGCCGAAAACGTCTGATCGTCGTCGTCCTCGAGGAACGGAAAAAACATTCGACCCTCGGCCAGCATCACGGCGATGGGCGTCAGGCCCCTATCTACTTCCTGCTGAAAGCACGTCTCCCACAGCGACACAGCCATGCGGCTCATCGGGACGTACCTCATTCGGCAGCCTCCCGCTTGATCGGCTCGATCGACAGCCGGTAGCCCAGGACGTTAAGGGCCGCCTCGAGCATGTCCACCCGGGGCGCTCCTCGACGCCGCCAGGCCGACAGCGTGTCTTTGTGGTTGCCCGAGCGCCACGCCAGGTCGAGCAGGCTCACCCGCTCTTTGTTCATCAGGGCGTACATTTCACGGACCAGGGGATGCGCCCGCTCGGGGACGCTAAGCTTCTTAAATCTCATGTCATCTCACGTCGGATATAGCGGCGCGGGGCCTTTACCAGTGTACTGCATGCTTTGCTCGATGCCAGCGGTAATCTCGGGGCCGCGCACCAATATGCCGGTTTCGCGAAGGTGCTTCATGCCCTGGCTAAGCGCATCGACAAGGTCGTCATGCTTGGCTTTAGGGAATGCCGCAGCCTGGGTGATTACCTTATCGGCCCAGGACCGATCGGGGGCGTAGACGATGCCTTCGGCGAACAGGTGCTGGACCGAGTAGAGCCGGGCCATCTTGTCCTGGCGGCCCGTGTCCACAAGCTGGACCGCCCAGGGCTCATGCCCGTAAAGGCGGCGGATCTCCTGGGACACCGAGATGCCGGCGGCCTTGTTCTCGATCAGAAGCTTGTCGATCCGAGCGCCCCGGCAACTCTCGGCTACCTTTTGAACCAGTTCGTGCAGTTCGAGGCGCTCGGCCCAGGCGTTCATCAGCATGACGCGGGGCGGGATGTTCGTATTATAGCTGCGGACGATCTGCCCGTTCGGCCCCTTCGACGCCTGGGCCTGCATATCCACCATCTCGCCGCTGAAGACGCCCAGGATGACCAGGGCGTTGTAGTCGTTGCTCTCCTTCGTCGTGTAGGCCGTGTCGAGCGAGGCGATGACGTAGTCCATGTCCGGGAAGCGGTCCTTATCCCAGAGCAGCCAGTCCTCGCGCTTGATGATGCCGCCGCCCTTCACCTCGGGCCTCTGTTGAAGCTGCCCGGCAGCCGCCCAGGGGCCGAGGCGGCGCTCGAGGCTCGCCACTTCCTCCTCGCCGAACCGCTCGGGCCACATCAGTTCGCCCTCGAACTCTCGAGGATCCTGCCAGCCGATCGAGGTGACGAAGCTTCGGTCAGGCTCATACCGCATCGGCAGCATGAGATGGGTCCACTCGCCCACGTCCTTCTCGAGGATGTGCCCGGTCAGGTCGTTCTCGGCCAGGCGCTGCTGGATGACGATGAACGCGCCTTCCTTCGGGCGGTTGAGGCGGGTGGACATGGCGCTGTCCCACCATTCGATCGTGCTCTCGATCACCGCCTCGGAGGTGGCGTCCTGGGCACCGTTCGGGTCGTCGATGATGATGATGTCGCCGCCTTCGCCCGTAACCGCCGCGCCGACCGACGTGGCGATGCGGACGCCGCCGCGATCGTTATCGAAGCGACCCTTCGTGTTCTGGTCGCTCGTCAGCCGGAAGCGTTCCTCCCAGAGCGAGCGATACCACGGGCTCTCGATCAAGCGCCTGGCCTTGACGTTATCGCGGAGGCTTAGCTGCCCGGCGTAGGACGACATGATGAACTGAACGCCGGGGCCGCTCGTCGGGCCGACATGGCTCTGCGCCCATACCCAGGACGGGAAGGCTACTGACACCAAGCTGCTCTTCGCGCACCGGGGCGGAATGTTGATGATCAGCCGCTTGATCTCGCCGTCAGCCACGGCCTCGAGGTGCTCGGCGACAGCCTCGATCGGCCACCCAGGGGTGAAGGGGCTCGGGTCGAACCAGCGCCAGGCATATTGGAGGAAAGTGTACAGGCTCTCCTCACAGTCCGCCCTATCCAGATCCCGGAGGGCCTGTTCAGCGTCGATGATTGCCCCGTCGATCGTGACCAGCATTAGTCGTCGCCCCCAAGCAGCCAGGTGGCCGTGTACCAGATGCCCCATAGGCCCCAGGCAAACGCGATGATCAGGAACAGCCAGGCGACCAGGTCAAGCATCGTCTTCCTCCGCCTCGGGTTCAAAGCGTTCGTATTCGCCGCAGCCGTCAAGTTCATGGACTTGCGGCCAAATCGCCATCGGACGCGGCACGATGTCGTCGCTCTGAGCCACAAGAAACGGCACGGGCGCATGCCTTCGACACTCCCCGTGGGCGTACTTGTCTTCTTCTGCGTGATGCTTGTCGAAGAAGCCACAGGTGCCGCACTCGCCCCATGTCTTGCCGTGGCCCTCGGGCTGGTAAGCCATATCAAACCTCCTCGGGATCGTGGTCGATCGTCTGAGGCTGCGGCAGGGCCTGCTGCCTGGCCTTCACCAGGGCTTCGCGAAGGGCCTCTCGAGCCTCGGCATCCATCTCGTCTACAGCCAGGCGAACGGGCTGGATCTGGATCGGGCCGCCGCCGTCTCCGGTGATCTCGGTCACCTTCCTCTCGGTGTACTCGTCGCGAAAGCGGGCCTGCATCGAAGTACGCCAGACAGCCGCGTTGAACTTGTCCAAGAACATCCCGCTTCGACCGGCTTCTTCCCACCAAAATTGCTCTGCGGCCTTGGCTCGCTTTAATGCGGAAGAAAATTCTTCGTGTCTTTCCGCCCAATCAAGGAGGTTTTGCTTTAGTACCCCCATGAGATGAGCGATAGCGGTGATGCTGTATCCCTGGCTTCCCAGTTCGACGACCTTGTCACAGTATTCGGGTTTGTATTTTGTGGGTCGGCCTACTGGGCGCTTAACGGGCACGGGCATCTGGTCCTCGGGGATGCCGAGGTTGTCCTGGGCTACTGTGCCTGGCTTTAGGTTGGCTTTGCGGGGCATCTTATCCTCGCGGGCTAAACCAGGGTAACTTACTTAAGATTGTCGGCGACCAGGCGAGCGTAGCCGGCGATGTCGGCCCAGCTATCCTGGTACATGGGATCCCCGTTCAGGATCCTGGCGATCTTGCCGGCAATCATGTCGAGGGCTTCCCTCTGGTAGGGGCGCATCCTGGACCAGTTGCTCGAGGCGGCCATTGAAGCCTTGAGGGTCTGGGCTATCTGGGCCTGGGTAACGAAGTCGCCATAGGTCTTGCCGCGTTCGGCGAGGATCTTTCCGGTCTGATCTTCAAAGGCTCGCTCCATCTGGGTCTGGGCAAAATCTGGAGCGCCAATGACTGAGGGGTAGCCGGGCGTGATGCCCGTGAATTCCGGCGCGACCGTTCGGGGAACCGGGGGGTTCGACCAGACGACGCCCATACCGGCGCTCCGGGGCTCGGGAGGCTTCTGGTAGGTCATGCGTCGTGCCTCCCCGGGGGCGTGGCGACAAAGATCGGCATGAGCGGAAGGTTCAGGCCGGCGATGTTGTAATCGAAAAACTCGACAGCCTCATCCTCGGTCATCCCATCGCGCTCGACCAGGGTCGCGAGGATGTTATTCCCGCTGTAAACGACCCGGACAGGTTCGCTAGTGTCCCCGAAAGTGATGCCGAGAATGGCATCATCGAAGCCGTCCAAAAAAACCACGTCGTAATCGAGGTCGAGCATCTCGATGCCCTCTTCGATCCTCTGGCGCATGCTCATGGTTATCTCCATCAAACAGAATGAACGAGGCGAAGGTGTCCGCCCCTGGGGCGCGGGGGCGCGGCTTCCCCGACCTCGAGGAGATCTTCGTAGGCGCAGTCCTCGAGCGAGACGCCGCTTTCCATCGTCGCCAGGTCGAGGAGATGCTCAGCCATTGCGTGGAACGCGGCCACCCGGAGGGTGCGCGAAAGGTTCTCGAACGCGGGGCTTGTTTCGATCGAGGCGGGGCCTTCGTGGTCCCCATATATCGTGATCAGCGTATCCATATCGCCCTCATCTATGAGGGGCACAGCATAGCACATTCCCGGGGCCGCAAGAGAAAAATCGGACCCGCCGCCGTGGTTTGAAAAAAATCTTCGTTATGTGCGCTTTTTTGTTGACCGCGTGGCACGTCGTGCTAATCTCTCAATCAAGCAATGACGCTTACCTAGGAGATACGAGATGACGACGATCCTCGCTTACAACGTTTTCACGACCAACGTTAAGGGCCTCCCCGAGGGCGAGTATCTCACCGAGACGGGCTACTCCGACACCCGCCCCTGGGTGGTCGTTGGCCGCACGGAAAAGACGCTGACCATCCGCGAGGTTCTGACCGAGCGCGATCCTGCCTGGAGGCCCGAGTTCGTCACGGGCGGCTTTGCCGGGCACTGCACCAACCAGCACACCCAGACGTGGCTCTACGCCGGCCTCGGCGAGCGCACCATGAAGATCCGCCTGGTCAAGAGCCGCTACGCTGGATCGGACAAGCTGTGGGGCTCGAGGGGCCTTGAGTTCATCGCCAACGGTGCCCGCCGCCACTACGACTACAACTTCTGATCCCCGGGGGCTTCGGCCCCCAACCACCCTACTCGAGGAGATATGCCATGCCCCGCCACAATCCTGAAGACCTGACCCATTACCGCCCCTCGAGCCTGACCGGCGTCGATGTCCGCTCGGATCTCGTCTACATGGGCCGCGACCCTGAGATGGCGGACTTCGACAATCCCCGGGGCGAGATCTGGCGCGAGCGGTTCTACGTCGAGATCATCACCAGCAATTGCCCCTACGAGGGCGTCCGCTTCCGCCACTTCCACGGCTTCGAGAAAAAGGCCGACGCCGAGCGCCTGGCCGATCGCGTCCTCAATGCCGTCCTGGACGATCGGCTGCCCAATCCGAAACACTGGGAGTTCTTCGGCTACGTCTACGGCTCCGAAGCTTACCAGAGCCTGGGCGGAGAGGCCGACCTGATCGCCTGGGAGCGCGATCACGACGCTGCCCATCCTTGATAAATGGAGGACTAGATATGCTGATCCATCACGACATGAGCATCGCCGACCTGGCCCGCCACGCCGACATCAGCTACGACGCCGCCTGGCTGCTGCACACCATGCTCTGCGACGAGTATGACGGCCTCGACACCCGCGATATCGACCCGAAGGATTGGGCTCGCCTGGTGACCGCCGCGATCGACGACGGCTCCTGGCACTCGGGGATCTTCGAGGAGATGGAGGCTCAGGGCCTTTGAGCGTACCAGCGCCCCAGGAGCGCCGCGTCCGCCCTGCCATCGTCCTTGACCCTGGCGAACGACGCGGCGGCTCCGGGCCAATACCTCGAGGCCATCTGGCGGACGGCTCCCTTGTCCGCCGGAACCCCCGCCTTCCGCTTCCAGATGCTCGCCTGGACGATTTCGACCGGCAGCCCCAGGCCGGCGGCCACCCCCTCGATCAGCCCTGCCGCGTAGCCAAACGCGAACGTGCTCGAGACGCCCTGGCGCGGCATCGCGCTCACCCCCTCGATCACGACCAGATCAACGTCCCGCTTCGCCATCAGGATTGACAATGCCGCCGCGTTGACCCGGCGCTTCCCCCGCACCTCGATCGTCGGCATGTCCTCGACAGCCACCAGATATTCCCCCTCGAGCCAGGCCAGGGCTCCCGAGATGCCAGGGTCGATAGCCAGGATCATGGCGCCTCGCGGAAAAAAAATCCGAAAAATCGAAAAATAATTGTTGACCGCGTTTACCGACGTGCTACTGTCTTCATCACAGCAATGACGCTGCTTGATGGAGATACCGATGAACCTCGCCGACCGCTACGCCGCCCTGAAGGCTCAGATGGACAGCATCCAGGCGGAACTCGACGCCGTCAAGGCCGAGATCCGCGCCGAGGGCCGCGCCGAGATCGTGGGCACCAACGTCATCGTGACCCTCGGCCTTTCGGAGCGCACCACGCTCGACACCGCCGCCGCCAAGAAGCTGCTGACCGCCGACCAGATCGCGGCCTGCTCGAAGACCGCGACGATCGAGACGATCCGCATCAAGCCGCGCCTCACGGTCGCCGCCTAATCGCCCTGGGGGCCGCTCCGGCGGCCCCGCCCACCTCGAGGAGATCGACCATGACCCAGATCAAAGTGAAGACCGTCACCGTCCGCAGCGTGATCAACCGCAAGGAATTTGCTCGAGGTTTCGCCGATGGCCGCGCCGGGGCTCCCTGGCCGAAGACGATCGACACGACGTGGGATTACGAGCGCGGTCGCCAGTTCGGGATCCTATACCCTAACACCCCGCTGAAGTTTGGCCGCCAGGTCACCAACGTCGCGGTTCACGATTTTTACACCGCCCTCTCTGATGGGAGCATTCTCTGATGATCCGCCTCGTTGCCCAGGCCAATGACCCCGCTCGCCGGGGTCAGAAGGCTTCCCCCGCCCTGGCGTTCGGCCCGATGAACCGCTTCCGGGTCTATGCCGTCCACAGCCGGTTCGAGGACGTGTCCTGGTTCGTGGATGACAGCAACATCACCCTGGGCGATGGCCGCCCGATGGTCATCCGCCAGGAGCGCGACTTCGATTCCGCGATTGCCGGCCTACTCTGACCCGGGTATAATCGGGGCGTTCATGTCGAACACCTCCATGTTGATGGGAAGGCCCCTGGGCTCCGGCTCGGGGGCCTTTTCCCGTTCTGGGCCTTGCTGTAGGCTTCCTCGCGGCGGCGAACTCTCATGCTTTCCAGCGCCGCCCATGCCCCGGCGAGGCGGGGGCTTCGATCCTGCAAGACCGGAGCCCCCATCACCAGATGCCATTTGCTGGCCCTAGGAGCGCCGCCTGATGGCCTATTCGCCATTCCGGGTGGCGATGTCCCGGAAAACGCTTTCCCCCTCTCCAGCCTCGTCCCTGGGCCTTCCCGTGAGTTTGGGCCGCATCCGTCGATAGCTGTCGATGATGTGGGACGGGACCGTGGTCGGAAGATCCGGGGCCTCGCCCGTCTGGTGGGCCTTCAGCAACGCGGCGTAGGTCGCCGACAGCATCCAGCCGCTCAGCAGATCGCGCCAGCCCTCGTCTCGAGCCTGCCAGCCAAGGTCGCCCTGCATGAACGATTTCACGTACCGCTTGGCCTCTTTGTCGAGCCTGACGTGCAGGGGCTCGTCGCCCGGCTGTTCGGCTCGAGGGGCCGCAGCGATCAGCCGGCTGGCCTCGTCGCGGATCTCCGACACCTTCGGGAACCACCGCAGGGTCCGCCCCAGGTTGAAAATCGCCCGCTGGGTGACCTCGGGCGGCAGATCGGACAACAGCCCGGCGTAGTCGGCCAGCAGATCCCGCCACTCGGCTTCAGACCGTTCGGACCGAAAGTGATTGGAAAGGCGAGTCAGAAGCTTCAGCGTCTCCTCCGGGGAAGAGGCTCTCGAATGCCCGTTGCGCGGCGGATTTCTGGTCAGCGCGGTCATACTTGCCCTCCATGATCTTGATGAAATTCGATTCCTTCACGACAAAATCGAAATCTGCCCGCCACCCGCGATCGTTCTGACCGACGAGGAACGGGCTGGCTTCGACCTTCTCGAGCGCGGCGTACCAACCCTCGATGCCCCCACACTCGGCCAGCCTGGCCTTCAGCGCCCGGCGACGAGGCTCGCTCATCCGCTGGATCCTGGCGAGCCCCTTCCGGTCGGCCAGGGCGTTCCAGGCGTCCGAAGCTTCGTTCAGATCGAACCGGGGAGCCGGGCTTAAAGCCACTACCTCTTCTCCGTAAGGAGAAGTTATCTCTGTATCTGTCTCTGTCTCTGTCTCTGGGGCCGTTACGCAACGTTGCTGAAACGTTTCCTCGCTGTTTCGGGGCGTTTCGGAAACGGCACTGTGACTGCCTGGAAACGTTTCGGAAACACGCTTCCGCTCGCGAAAAGCCCTTACGCGAGAAGTACTTGAGTCGCTTTCGTACTGCCGGTCTTTCCAGCGGACCACCTGGTCGCCCTCGATCATTCCGACTTCGGCCAGCCCGGAGAAGACAGCCTGAATAAGGCTTATTGGCTCGCCCAAGGAGACGGCAACCCGGCGAGGGGTCAGGTCAAAAGCGCCCCCGGCGTTCGCCCCTGCACACGCCTCGAGGATGGCATGCCAGGTCGCGATGACGACCGATCGGGAGCATTCGGCAATCAGGGCAACCTCGCCAAGCTTGGGGTCGGTCGTTGTGCCTTCGTATGCTCTGTACCAGCGAGCCATGATCAGTCCTCCGGTGTCTCGAAGAACCAGCCATCCGACCAGACCTTCCCCATGTCCTTCGCCAGGGCGCGGACAGCAGCGGCATGCTTGCTGTTGATCCGGCCCGAAGCCTCCCAGGCGCTGACCGTGGGCTGATGGACACCAAGCGCCTCGGCAAAAGCCTTCTGGCTCATGCCGAAAACGATCCTGCGGATGTACTGCGGCGGGTTCATGCGCGGCATCGTACCATCCTCCTATCAATAACGAAATATTATTCCGGTATGCGAGGGAGGGGGCCGGAGCCCCCTCGATCACACCTTGACGGTCGGGAAATCGTCGTTCGGATCCCAGGTCGGGCGACCGCTCTTGCCGGCCTGGGTCAGGTTCCAGGCGTTAATCATCTGAGCCGCCGCCTGGTAGATGCCGGCATCCCCCTTGAACTCGCCGAGCATGGCGCTCTCGCGGAGGAACTTGACCGGATCCCTCGAGCCGGAGATCACGCCGTTCGAAATCCTGTTGAAGAACTCCTCGGGGCGGCGATCGGCGGCCAGGATGTAGTAAGCCCCCAGGCCGATGCCCACGTCGGTCGTGCGGAGCCCTCGGCCCAGGCGATGCCCCGTCCGGGCGGCGTCCGAGATGAACTTGTCGTTCGAGGCCGCATCGACGATCTCGTCGTGCGTCGGGCGGATCGACCGCCCGGCCTTGCCGTTCGAGATGTTGATCACCCGGGCGATGATCCCGGCGACGATGTGCTCGTTCGCGAAGCCGACCGCCCGGAGCGCGTCCGAGGCTCGACGCCTCGAGCCGCTGTCGAGGACGGCGAACGCCTCTTCGGTCTGGCCGAAGGCGACGGTCATGGGCACGGTGATCCCGGACATGATGATCGCCTCGAGGCGGTGCTGGCCGTTGTCCAGGAGGCCGTCCTTCGAGAACGAGATCCCCTGAGAGGTCAGCAGCCACCGCCCCTCGGACATCGCCCTGGCGTACTCCTCGACCACGCGCTCGCGGATCTTGCGGTTCGCCGACGTGTTCCTCGAGATCATGTTGGTCGCCAGGACCGGGGTCACGTCCACGATCTCGACGAAGAAGCCCTTGCGGCCAGCGCGGATGCGTTCGGTCATCCAGCGTTCGGCCTCGAGGTCGTTGGTGATGCGCGTCTTGGTCGGGCTCGTCAGATTGGCTAGAATGGACATTCAGTCCTCCTCATTGCTGGTGGATTGAACCTTGGCAAGCGCGGGCGAGCGCCGTGCCAATTCTTCGGCGAGGCGCAGCATCGAGACGGCATATCGCTGCTCGAAACTGCCCTCGCCGATCCTGTGCTGCTCAGCGTGGTGCCACTGGCAGAGCGGGATGACGTAATGGTCGGACGGCTTCACGCCCATCCCACCATCGGTGCCGCGCCTGACGTGGGCGGCCTCAATCTTGCCGGCGCACTGGTCGTCTTCGACCGCGCAGACGTGCCCCCGAACCCACTGGAGGTGGGCCGCCGATCGGGCCTGGGGCTTGGTGCGGATCCCGGTCGGGGGAGGCTTGCGGCGCTTCAGCATCACGCGGCCCTTTGGACGCCAGCCATCTCGAGCAGTTCCTCGAGATCGACCGACCGGCGACCGACAATGAAGAGCCCGGTGAGCGCCAGGCCCCGCTCGCTCACGCGCTCGGCATAGGCGATGTAGCCGCGACGACGAAGGGTGGCGATCGCTTCGGCGGCATCGGGCGGGATATTGCCGTTGGCGGCGCTGTCCATCCTGGCCTTGGTGATGGTGCCCTTGGTCGTCCACTGGTAGCCCGAGGCGGGGCGCACCCTGACGACCAGGTCGGTGCCGACGATCGAAATGGTCCGGTTTCCGGACGTATTGCGGATCTTGACTGCGCCGGCCTTTTCGAGGCGCTCCATCCCCGACGCGACCCGCTTACGGCTGGCGCGGAGGGGCTCCCCGATCGCCGCGTAATTGCCGATCGGCTTCGGCTGCTGCGCCAGTTCCTTAAGCCTATTCAACAGGTTAGCGTCAAATTCCTGGGACTCTCTGGTGATGTCCGCTCGTCTCCTGGGGGTGTGCGTCATGGGATTTCCTCTAGCACTGAAATCAAATCTGCTTCGGAAGTCAGCCACGGGCCGCCGCTGAAATCAAGATATTTTTTTCTGATTTTTTCCGTTGCATCGGGGTTGATGGTGTCGTAGGCTTGTTCATCGACATACGCACTTGATGGAGATGACGATGTATATCTCGGCTCACAAATTCACTGACGGCCCCGTTAAGGTCGAACTCGACGAGGACGGCATCTGGATTCGCCCCGGCGGGGACATCACGATCTGCCTCGAGATTGACGAGGCCCGCACCCTGGTCGATCGGATCAACGCCCTGCTCGACGCCCAGGCCCAGAAGGTGGAGGTCTGATAATGCGCGACGTTTACGTTCCGCCGCCGGCCACCTGGTGGCAGCGCGTCCGCGAGGCGCTTCGCCCGTCGAAGCCCGAGCCGACCGTCCGCCTGATCGGGCCGCCGCGCTACACGTCCGACGAGGTCGCCTCGAGGATGATCGCGTCTCACATCCTGAACGCGACCCCTTATCGGAGGATCGGCAAATGATCGACCGCCGCGCCGCCCTGGGGGCATCCGACGCCACGATCGTGGTCAACGGGACGCCCGAGCAGATCAACAGCCTCTGGCTCTACAAGACGGGCCAGCGTGAGGCCGAGGATCTCTCGCTGGTGATCCCGGTCCAGATCGGCATTGCCACCGAGGCGTTCAACGTCCGGTATTTCGAGCAGACGACCGGCCTCGCCGTCACCCGGCAGCAGGAGCGGATCTCGAAGCCGGGAGAGGAATGGCTCGTCGCGACCCTCGATGGTGTCGCCACGGGAGCCGGCGGAACTGCCGTCTTCGAGGCCAAGCACGTCAACCAATTCGCCAAGATCGACGAGGTCGTCGCCCGGTATTCGGCCCAGCTACACGTCCAGATGTGGTGCGCCGAACTCGAGCGGGCCTACCTGTCCATCCTGATCGGCACCCTCAAACATGAGGTGGTCGAGGTGGCTTACGACTGGATGTACGCCTCCGAGGTGATCGACGCCTGCCGTACCTTCTGGGCGCACGTCCAGAACAAGACGCCTCCGGGGGCCGCGATGGTGTCCGCCGCCCCGGTCGTGCCGAAGCGGGTCGAGGATATGACCGGCAACAACACCTGGGCCAGCTACGCCGCGTCCTACCGGGAAACCAAGGACGCTGCTGGCCGGCACGAAGAGGCCAAGAAGATGCTCAAGGCCCTGGTCGAGCCCGACGTGATCCAGGCCGCCGGGCACGGCATCATCATCAGCCGGTCGAAGGCCGGTGCGCTTTCCATCAAGGAGAATTGATATGAGATCGTCTGAAAGCATTGCGGCCCTCGCCGCAGCCCTCGCCAAGGCCCAATGGGAGATCGAGGGCGCGGTGAAGGACAAGACCAATCCGGCTTTCCGCTCGCGCTATGCCGATCTCGGGAGCGTCTGGGACGCCATCCGGGGACCAATGACGAAGCATGGCCTGTCGGTCATTCAGATGCCCCACAGCGACCCGACGACGTTCTGGCTCACGACCCGGCTGATGCATTCGTCCGGGGAATGGCTGGAAGGCGACTATCCGCTGAACCCGGTGAAGCACGACCCGCAAGGCTACGGCTCGGCGATCACCTACGCCCGCCGCTATGCCCTGATGGCCGTTCTCGGTGTCGCCCCGGAGGATGACGACGGCAACGCCGCGTCCGGTCGGAAGACCGAAGCCGCCCAGGCGGCCCCCGCCGCCAAGCCGGCGATCGCCCCTGACCTGAAGGCCAAGGCTGACAAGGTGAAGGAGCAGATCGACGGGGCCTCGAGCATCAAGGCGCTTCAGTTGATCATGCAGAACGCCGACGAAACCCTGTCCGCCCTCCCCGATGCCGCCTCGAGTTTCCTGCGGGACCGGGCCAATAAGCGGGCGCACATGCTCGCCCAAGAACCATGAGGGACAACCCCCTCATGCATGCCCTGGGGTTTGTGATGGTCATCTATGCCGTAATGGCGGCGGTGGTCATCCTGGCCTTCACCGGGCTGATCAAAGTGGCTTTCTTCATCATCGCGGCCCCGGCCATGATCTGGGGCTATATCAGGAGCACAAGAAAATGAGCCAGCGTCTTGACGTGATTACCTTCCGCCAGGGGAAGGACAAGAAGTACCCGCACCGCATCGGGAGCGCCGTCCGCAAGGACGACGGGAGCATCTCGGTATGGCTCGACAGCCTCCCGCTGGCCGACGAGCGCGGCAGCGTCAACCTGATCATCCAGGAGCCCCGCGACCGTGGCGATGCCCCGCGCAGCCGCAGCAACGCGCACCTGGATGACGACATGCCCTTCTAATGGAGCAGTCGATCGACACCTTCCTGACCGAGGCGGGCCTGGCTTTCGAGCGGGCCGCCCGGGCAGAGATCGAAGCCCTTCGGGCCGAGCGTCTCGAGAAGACCACCTTCTCGGCGATCGTCTCGGCTTCGGAGGGGCCGATCGGGAAGGCTGAGCATCAGGCCAGGTGCAACGAGCGGTACATCGCTGCGGCGGAAGCCGCGATTAAGGCGAAACTCGAGGCCACCCTGGCTAAGGCTGACGCCGAGATTTACCGCCTCCGCTTCGAGGCTTGGAGAACCAGGGCCGCCAACCGGCGAGCCGAGATGAATTTGAGGTGACCCATGTTTGAGATCGAGAAAGACGTTCCGCTCCCCGAACTCGCCACGGGCGGCGATTATTCGGCCACCCTCCGGGCGCTCGAGCCGGGCGATAGTTTCGTCGTCCCGAAGGAGCGGGCCGCGACGATCCGCACGACGATCGCCCGCCTTTACCGGGATCCGAACAACACCAAGCAGTTCACCACCCGGATTATGGGCGAGGAAATCAGGACGTGGCGCGTCAAGTAAGACGCCGGAGGGCGGCGAGGAGGCGGCGATTGCGTCTCCTCGTCATCCTGATCGCCCTGGTGACCCCGAGCACCCTGGGCGCGGATCCCGAACCCACCTGGGAAGAGTTGGTCCTGATGAAATTTGCGGCCCGGGAGAAGCTATGATCGACGTTCATGAGTATTCTATGGGGGTCGCCCTCGAGCACGTCGTCTGGTGCAAAGACCAGGGCATGACGCCGGCTGGCATCGCCCTCTCGATTGGCGTGACGCCCGGGCCTCGGAGCGCCAACAATTTCCTTGGGTATGACGACGTGGTTTATATGGTCGCCCGAACATGGGAGGGGCTGACCGCCGCCGAAGTGCCATGACCAAAGAACAGCAGATCATGTACATGGCTCGCATCATGCACGAACCCTGGGTCGAGGTTCATCCGCCAGGGATCGGCTGGGATACGGCAGACAGCCACCTTTTTGCGCCGACGCCCGGTTGGGCGATCGACAAGGCCGAAAGGCTGTTTGCTGCCGGGGCCAGAATAGTGCAGATTGATCCGGGGGATAGATAAGCGAGGCTATGAGATTGGAGTAGATCGGTGCGTTTTATCATTACGATGAATATGGGCAGCGCCAGCAATAACCTTGTCCACCAGATTACGTGCGATCACCCCGCCAATTCCCTCGAGGAACTCCTGGACGAACTGTCCGAAAACGACTTCATCATCTGCCGGCAGTTCTACCGGAAGGGCAAGGATCCGATGTCGAACACCACGGTGTGGGAAGACCGAGGTGACATCATCCTGAACACCTCGGCCATCGGCAAAGCCGTCGTTCACATCGACTTCGACTAAATCGCGTCGTTCGCCTTCGCCAGGGCTTTCGCAACCACCGTATCCGGCTGATCGAGGATGCCCTCGGTCTGGCTGCTGTGCTGGCGCTTCGCCTGTTCGGCCCTACGAACCAGGGCGGCGGCCTTGGCTGCGTGGTTTATGCTCCCAATGCGCCCGCCGGCGGCGCGACCGACGCGGCCACCAGTGAACCGAGGCATCCCAAGAAGTTCACGCACACCCTGGCGAACCGCTTCGTTGATCGCCTCATCGGCTCTCCCCTCCGGGCCTGCTTTGGCCCGACGCTGCGCCTCTTCATAATCAGGGTACTGGTTTCCGCCGCCCTCGATGGCTCGCCCTGCGGCCTGGGTGAGATAGGCCGTCGCAGGCGTCCGATAAGCCATCATTTGTTCATAGGTGCGCCGAATAGACGACTGGGAAAGAAGCTTTGCCAGTTGTTCACGCGAGCCGGCGCTATCGGACAATGCCAGGCGGACAAGTTCCCTGCCCACGGCCTGATCGCCCTTAGTTTTAAGCGCCCCCGCAAACGCGCCCGCCACCGCCGCCCCAAGCGCTTTCTGCATTTCGATCGGGTTGCCGCTGAACATTGCCATGTTCATAAGCGAGTCGAGGGCCATCGACCCAACGCCAGTAAAGCCGCCGATCTTAGCCATGTTCTGGACGTACCCAGTGGGGTTCAAATTTGGGACGCCGCTCGTCAGAAGGAGTTGTTCAGCCGCAACTTTGCCCGCAATTTCATTGTACCGTTGAGGGCCAAGCGCGAGCATCGCCCGCTCCTGGAAATCCGGGTTTCTGAAGAAGTTTGTATAAAGACCTTTGAAATTGCCTTTAGCCATGTCAGCGGTCACGCCGGTCATGAAGCCCCGTGCGAAAAGATCCGCCTGGTCGGGGCCATAACTGGAGATGGCCTTCTTTATGTCGTTAACGGCAAATTGATCGGCCTTTTTGTAGAAATTAAGCCCCGCCTCCGGCGCGTTTTGGGCGGCAAAAGTCGCGCTCGCAACGCCTCGGGCCACGGGGTAATCGGGGAATTTGCTGTCGAGGGTCTTGAGAAGGGTGTCCCTGGCATCCATAGCCGCTACAGCCTGCGACGGATCCGCCCTCGCTATCGCCTCGAGTTCGCGCTTCACCTGATCCATATACTGAAGGTTCGACCGCCCGGTGATGACGCGACCGCTCGGGTAGATATGCTGGCGGTAAGGGGCAGGGACCAACATGCCGTACTGGGGCATGTTGTCAGACACGATATTCGCCTGATCCATCGCCTGCTTAAAAACGGGCCTCCTGATCAAAGAAGGATCGAGATCCCCCAGGCTAATAGGGATACCCGCCGCCTGGTTCCTGGCGTAATCATAAACGCGGGTGCGCTCCAGCCTGCCGGCCTCTTTGGCGAGGTCTGTCAATTCGCCAGCGTTTTGGACACCATACCGGCTCGTCATAAAATCGACCGCCCGGGTCGGCCCCTGGTTGGCCCTGGCCTCCAATTGTGGCTTGGTCCTATCAATAATGTTTTGAATGTCAGCGTCGGCGAAACCCTTCTTTCTGAAAAGTTCCTGCGCTCGAGGCCCCATAACATCCAGAAGCTGGAGGGGTGTCCCGCTTTGCCTGGCCGCCAGGGCCTTTTCGCGAAGGGCCGGGTTGTTTGCCAGGTCAACGCTAATGGCCGAAATCAATTCGCGCTCGGCTGTCGTCCCGGGCGCAAAAATACGACCCGTAGCGGCCATTGCCGGAACGAGCGTTTTTTCCGCCAAGTAACCCCCGCCGAGGGTCGCGATGATGGGAGCCCAGGCGTTGCCAGGGTACTGCTCCTCAATGAACTTCCCAGCGCCCGCGCCGGCGCCGCCAGCAATGACGCGGCTCGCCAAGCCTCGAGCGGGGCCAATGGCAGAAGGGACAATGGACTCGCCGATAGCGCCGCCAATCGTGCCCGCCCTGCCTTCCGGCTTGAACTCGCCGAAAAGACCGACCTTGCCTTCCTTTGCCGCCTGGGCGAGGCGCTCTTCTTCTCCCTTAAGCGTGAGAGCGTTGAAAATGGGGCTGCGGAGGCCGGCGCTCTGCTCTGGCGTCAGGGGCGGCAAATAGCCCTTCCGCCTGGCGGCAGCGACCACGGGCAGTTCGTAATAGGACTGCCGAATGCTTTCCGCTTTGGCCGGGGAAATGGTCCCCTTGGCCTTGGCCTCCCAGACATCCAGGTTTCTGAGGAGTGCCGGGAAATCCGCGACAGCCACGCTTTCCAGAGAGGCCAGCGAACGCGGAAGGTGCAAGACTTGAGCGCCCCTGGCGGATCCCTGGAGAAGTTGGCGGCCAAAATCGAGGGCCGGGCTCACCGCAGGCTTCGGCCTGTTCGTCTCTCCCCCAGAACCTGGCGGGGAAAGAACCATCTTGTTCGGATCCGCTTCGGGAGCCGCCTTGTCGAACGTCGGGACGCTCGGCATCGCCGTTCCTGGCGGCTGCTTCCGGGTTTCCGGGCCGCGAGGCGGAATAAGCTGCATCTCGTTGGGATCGAACGCGGCCATGATGGCTCCTTAGACGCCAAAGTAGCGGAAGACACTCCGGGCACCACTGGGCGAACCAAGCAGTTTTTCAATCTCCGCACGTTTCTGCGGGTTAAGCCTGTTGCCGTGCTTCATGATAAATTCGGCATAGGAGATTGGCTCGCCCGTCGAAGGATCGGTACCGGCGGTATTGGAAAGCGCCTTAATCAGGGCATCCCTCTCTTCCATGTACTGACCCGGCGAGAAGACGCGGTTGAACTCCTTATCCAGATCTCGGCCAATCTTCGGGGCCAAGAACCGTCCGACGTTCCCGTATTTCTGGGTTACGAAATCACGGTACTGCTGGAAAAGAGCCCCCTGGTCGATGCTCTTTTGGTTGCCGACCATCAGATCAGCGACAAGCATCGGCAGGGCCTGGGGGGAATTGCCGTAACTCGGGTAGCCTTCGGCCATTTGCCCCAGCGCAGCCAGGGCCGTCATGTCATTGGCCCTGGTGGCGGCAGCGTTCATCTGCGCCATGATCTTCCTGAACTCTTCGGCATTCGCCAGGTCTTCGGGCCTGACTACCGGCATGCCGCTAGTGCGACCGAAGAAGCTGTTCAGGACTGCCGCGCCCTGCCTAAGAGCCTCTCCACCCGCGCCGGTTTGCAGGAAGAAGCTTTCCTGCGGGATGCGGGACGTGACTTTGGCAAAGGTCAGAAGGTTCTGGCGCTGGTTCTGGGCTTCTGCCGCCGCAGCCATAGGACCGGTCTGATAATCCGGCTCTTCCTGGCCCATCGTAAACTTGAGGTTTTCGATGTTCTGGTCAGCAAGCCTTTCAATCTGGGGGTCGATCAGGCTGCCCTCGGGACGACCGCCGCCCGTAAACGGACCCTCGCCCTCACCCGTGACGCCCTCAATGGCCGCGCCCGCAACGCTCGGGGCCGGCGCTTCTCCCATAGACGTATCCCTGGCCCGACGAGGGTCAGTCTCAATGTTCCCGACATCGCCCATAGCCTCAAAACCAGCCATCGGGACATAGCGGCCATTGACGTAGCGGTAGCCCGGCAGCAGTTCCTTCGGAAGAGCGCCCTTGGCGATGCCGGCGTAGATCTGATTAAGGCCAGCCTCGGACTCGAGCAGATCCTGGTACGCCTGGGCACCGCCGCCAACGCCCTGGAGGATAGCCGAGCCAAGATACCGGCTGGGGGACGACGCCATAGTGGCGAGGCCCTTAGCCGTGGGGATGATCCACATCTTGTTCCGCTGGAACCAGTCCCCGGCGCGATCGAAGAAATCCCTCTCTTCGCCCGGGGCCGCTCCGCGCTCCCCTCCGGAAAGGAACGCCTGTAGGTCTGCTCGATTTAGGCCGGCCCGCTCCTGCTCCGGCTGCACAAAGCTGGGCAGCGCAGTCGGAGAGGCATTCGCCTCGCGGGCAAGCTGGAATTGATTGGCAAGTCCCTGGCTGCGGTTCAACCATCCCTCGAGGTGCGGGGCCAGCCGAGGGTTCTCGGCCATTTTCCGCAGCCTCTCATCCCGAAGATCGAGGAGTTTGGCCGGGTCATTGCCCGACTGGGCAATAAGCCCCTGGGCCGTGGGCTGACCCATCAGGACCGCAGTGTCGAAGGCAATGTTCTGCATGGCCGGGTTCATCTCCGGCTTCACTACAGGGTTCCAATACTCTTCGCGATAAATGCGCCTGGCCTCGGGTTCGGTCAGGTTGGGAATATCGACGTTGGGATTGGCCTGCGCGTTGATGCCAAACTTGCTCGGACCACGGCCCGCATCATCCGGAACGAGACCCCGGCCTTCCCGCTCAAGAACATTTTCAACCGCCGAGCCAAACCCGATCGGCGCGTCGGCCTCGATCCGCTGCTGGAGTTCCTCGTCGGTCGGCGTACCGCCAACCTGATAACCCGAGCGAGCAAGGCCGCCCGCGTAGAACTTCCCGCGCTCCGCAGCGTCCGCCGTGGCGCGATCGTAGTTCACCATCTTCAGACCGCGATGGTCATGCGCGACCGCATCGGGGTGGCGGCGCTCGACCTCCTGGGCCATCAGGCCCATCTGGACGCCCGGTTCACCTTTGTACCGATAGGAATAAACCGTCTGCCCGTCGAAGGTCTTGCCGACCGGCCTAATGTCTTCCTTCGCCCGAGCGTCAGAGAGGCCCAGGAACGGAAGGATGGATGCGAAGAAGCCAGTGCCGCCCGCAGCCGCCGCAGGGGCAGCCGCAGCCGCGCCAGCGGCCCCTAGGCCAGCAGCCGTGCCACCCGCCGCCCCGGCAGCGCCAAGGCCCGCCGCTGCGCCACCGGCAGC